CCTCCTCGAACCGCTAGAGGCGCTCGGGGTGCAGGTCGTGAAGTATTCTTCCCGTGACGTCATCGCCGCGGTCTCGCTCTTCTACGACGCGATCCACGCCGGCACCCTCAAGATCCGACCGAACGAAGGACTCGACTCGGCGGCGGCCGGGGTACGCAAGAAGGTTCTCGGAGGCGCGTGGCTCTGGGCTCGAAGCGACGTAGAAATCGACATCACGCCACTATTCGCCGCGACGATCGCATGGCATCACGCGACACAAAAGAAAGCCGAACCGACTAAAAGGAGCTTCGCCTACTAATGCGCTATTACCTACCTCTTCAGATCATCGGTACTACGCTTGTAAGCGTGGCCTTGTTCCTCATCTCCATCCCCCTCGGGATCGCGTTCGCGGGACTCGCTCTAACCGCGTTCGGTATCGCACTCGAAAGAAGCTCGGATGCTCAATAAGCTACTCACGCGCCAAAAGGTAACCACCCCGTCAGGCGCGTCGGTCGACTCCTACGGCCGCATCTCCCGCTACCCCGCGGACACTTGGGCCGGCACCTACGTCGACACCTTCACCGCGATCTCCGTCCCCGGCGTCTGGCGAGCAGTGACGCTAATCTCCGACGCAATCGGCGGCCTCCCCTTGCAGGCGTACCGCAACGGCGAACCGATAGACACCCCTCCGATACTGTCTCGCCCTAACCCGCCAGAGACACGAATGGAAACGATCTCGGCCGCCGTCGCGACTTGCATCATCCACGGCAACTACGTCGCCATCTTGGGACCGCTCGGACCTAACGGCTACCCCGAAACGATCTATCCCGTCAACCCTGAGCGCGTCACATTCCGCACTCACGAAGGCCGCCGCCAATACATCATCGACACGATCGTCTTCGACCAATCGGAAGTCATGCACGTTAAAGGCTTCTCACTCCCGGGTGAGCATGTCGGCCTCGGTATTCTCTCGGCGCAACGACAAGGACTCGGCGCGTCGATCGCGATGCACGAATACGCAGCCCGCTACTTCTCAGGCGGCACCACCCCATCGGTGGCGCTCATCACCGAGAACCCAGACCTCACGCAAGAAGACGCCGACCTCATGAAGCAGAAATGGCTCATGGCGTACGGCGGCCGTAGCCGCGAGCCCGTCGTCTTGGGGAACACGAAGGTTCAAGTCGTGCAGGACAACGCGACGGAGTCGCAACTCACCGAGCAAAAGCAGTTCGATCTCACCGAGGTCGCGAACATGCTCGGCATCCCCGGCTACTACTTGGGCGCTCCGAACACTTCACGCACCTACTCGAACGTCGAGCAAGAGCAGCTCCAACTCTTGCGCTTCACACTTCTTCCGTGGATGATCCGCTTCGAGCAAGCGTTCTCCGATCTACTGCCACGCGGACAAGTCGCGAAGTTTAACGTCGACGCTTTCCTTCGCGCCGACACACTCACCCGCTATCAAGCCCATCAGATCGCTCTACAGACCGGATTCCTTTCGCTAGACGAAGTGCGCAGACTCGAGGACCTTATGCCGATGGAAGGCGAGCAGCTCGACGCCGGCCCCCTAGAAGTAGACCCGAACGAGGAGGACCTCGTCAATGACTGAACTCCGTTCCTACGACATCGACCTCGAGGTACGTCGCACCGCATCCGAACGCATCGTCGCCGGAATTGTGGTGCCGTATAACGTCGAGCAGCGCATTAACCGCCAGCTCACCGAGGTCTTCCTCCCCGGTGCATTTCAGGCCGTGACACGCGCCGCGCACCGCGTGAAACTTCTCACGCAACACGACGCCTCCCAACTCCCCGCAGGACGCGGACAACTATTGAAAGAAGAAGCCCGCGGACTCTACGGAGAGTTCTACGTCTCAAAGACGCAACGCGGCGACGAACTTCTCGAGCTTGTCGCCGACGGTGCCGTCGACCAATTCTCCGTTGGCTTCGTCCCCCTGAAAGACAACCGTCGCGCCGACGGTGTCGTCGAGCGTGTTCGTGCGCACCTCGCCGAAGTCTCCCTCGTCACGTTCGGCGCATACGGCGAGAAAGCCCTCGTCGAATCAGTACGCGAAGAATCAACCACGCCGAACCTCGACGCGGCCAGAGAAATCTTAGAAGGGTTCAGCCGATGATCGGCCAGCAGCACACCGTCACCACAAGCCCCACCCTCGTCGTCGACTCAGACTCCACGAACCGGACGATCGTCATTCACGCAATCGGAAACGGAACGATCTATCTCGGTGGATCTAACGTCACCTCTTCGACTGGGTTCTATCTCGACAAGGCGGCCGGTGCCGTCGTGATGCAACTCCCACCCGGCGAGAAGCTTTACGGAATCGTCGTCAGCGGGACGGATGTTATCTCGACGCTCCTTCCGGACGCCTAGATGCCGTGGCATATCGAGGCGAATAACCCGGGATGCTCCGGGTACGCCGTAGTGAAAGACGCTGACGGGGAAATCGAAGGTTGTCACAGGACCCGCGGCCAAGCCGAACGGCAACTGGCCGCCCTCAACATCGCCGAATCCGAAGCCCGTTCCCCGTACTCGCCGACTCAGGCGATGCGCGAAGAGGCCGCCCGCGGCCTTGCATGGCGCGAAGAGTACGGTCGCGGCGGCACCGCGATCGGCGTCGCCCGGGCGCGTGACATTTCCAACGGCCGCCAACTCCCTCTCGAGACGGTCGCCCGGATGGTCTCCTATTTCGCCCGTCATGAGGTCGATAAACAGGGGCAAGGCTGGAGTCCCGGCGAGGACGGCTACCCGTCAGCAGGGCGGATCGCGTGGGCGCTCTGGGGAGGCGACCCCGGCCGCTCATGGGCTGAAGAGATCCTCGCAGCCGAAGAGCTGGAAGACGAAGAAGACGACGAAATGGAAGAGGAAGAGGAAGAGGTCGAAGAAGACCGCGCCGTCGACTTCCCGCGTCGCCGCGAAATTGAGGAAATGCTCGCACAACTCCGCGCCCGACGTTATTCTTAAATCAGCGACACCCCGCAGCGAGACACCCCGCGACCGCGGCACCTCTCCAAGAACGGCACCTCGAAACCCCAAAAGCCCTTCTTTTACTGGAGAAAAACCATGAACGCATTTCTCGCCAAGCTGCAAGAGCAGCGCAGCGCAAAGACCGGCCTCATCGACGCGACCCTGAACCGGGCAGTCGACGAAGCCCGCGACATCACCGAAATCGAACTCGCCAACATTCAAGCCCTCAAGCTCGAAGTCGAGAAGCTCGACGAGCGCATCTCCCAGATCGCCGACATTGAGAGCCGTAACGCCGCGAACGCTGAGATCGCCGCCAAGCTGGAAGCAGCTTCGCCGGTCGAAACCCGTCAGGGCGGCTACAAGGTGACCTCGGAAGAGCCCACCTATCACGCACGTTCGGCTAACGACTTCCTCGCCGACGCTATGGCCGCCGAGTTCGGTGGCTCATACGAAGCTCGGGAGCGTATCGCCCGCTACCAGAACGAGGTCCGCCTCGAGAAGCGTGACTCCGGCTCGAGCAACTTTGCCGGCCTTGTCATCCCCCAGTACCTCGTCGACCAGTTCGCGCCGCTCCGCCGTGCGGGTCGCCCGACGCTGGACATCTCGACGAACGCGGCTCTCCCGGCCTCTGGAATGACCGTGAATATTGGACGACTGACCACGGGCATAACCTCGTACGTGCAGGCCAGCGAGAACACCGCACCGACCGAATCGTCCCCGGATGACACGCTCCTCACCGTGAACGTGAACACCGTCGCCTCGATGTTCGACATCTCGAAGCAGGCCGTCCTCCGTGGCACCGGCGTTGAGACGCAGCTCCTCGGCGACGCAGTGCGCAGCTATCAGACTCGTCTCGACGGCCTCGCCGTTAATGGCTCGGGCTCAAGCGGCGAACACCGCGGAATCCTCAACACCTCGGGCATCGGTTCGGTCACCTACACCGACGCTTCTCCGACTTGGGCAGAGTTCTTCCCGAAGCTTGTGGAAGGCATCTCGGACATCTCGAGCGACTTCTACGGTCACGCGACGCACATCGTCGCGCACCCGTCGCTCATCGGATGCTGGCTCCGCGCCCTCGACACCACGAACCGGCCGATCTTCAACGCGACCGCGGGCAACCCATTTAACGCCCCCGGCACGTTCGACCGCCCCGGCTACGACCTCGGTGGCCTTCAGATCCTCGGCATCCCGGTCGTGGCAGATGCCAACGTCCCGACGAACCTCGGCACCGGCACCAACGAGACCGCGGTCATCGTCGGTGACTTCCGTGAGAGCTACATCTGGGAGGATCAGGGCGGGAACCCGCTCTACGTCCGCTTCGAGCAGCCCGACGGAAATATCGCCATCCGCACCGTCGTCTTCGGCTTCTCGGCGTACACCGCCGGCAAGTACCCGACGGCGTTCTCGGCGATCACCGGCACCGGCCTCATCACCGCAAACTGGGCCTAGTCCCCTTGCCTAGTGTTCCGGGTCGTGCAGAGCGACCCGGGACGTAGACGCCATGCTGACCGACGCGATCATCCGCTCCCTAAAAGCAGAGTTAGAGGGCTACCTCCGTCGCGGTCTCACTGACCGTGCGGAGCAGGTAGTCGCGCAGTTAGTCGCTCTGGGGTGCGAGGAGTTCCTTTCGACGAAGACCTCCTCGGCTCTGTCACCCCAGAGCGGCGCCACCCCCAAGAAGAAACCCGCACCGAGGAAGGCGCCTAAGAAGTGACGATCACTAACGGCTACGTCACCCTCAACGAGCTGAAGGCATACCTCGACATCCCCGTCGCGGATATAACTGAGGACGCCCTCCTCGAGCAGATCGTCGAAGCTGCATCCCGCTCCATTGACCGGATCGCCGGCCGAACCTTCTCCCTCGACGCGGCGGCCACGGCCCGCTACTACCGCACGAACGACCCCTACTCGCTGATCGTGGACGACATCGGTTCGACGACAAGCCTCGCCGTAGCGCTCGACACCTCAGGCGGCGGGACCTATCCGACGGCCGCCGTCTATAACACCGACTTCATCGTCGAGCCCCTCAACGCCCTAGCAGAGGGTCGCCCGGTCACCCTTCTCACGATGGTCGGCGCGTACCTCTTCCCGTATCCGTGGAACTTCCGTCCCGGTGTCCGCGTGACCGCGAAATGGGGATGGCCTTCCGTCCCCGACGACGTTATCGAGGCATGTCTCATTCTTTCCGCAGATCTCTACAAACGGAAAAGCTCCGTCGGTGGCGTCCTCGGTCTGTCCGAAATGGGAGCTATCCGCATGTCGCCACTCGGCCGGGATATCGCGGCGATGGTCCGCGCCTACCGGCGCGAAGTCCTCGCATGAGCGCGAACATCTCAACGCTTCGAGCGAACGCCGCAACCCTCCTCGACACGATCACCGCGGTCCGCAAGGTCTACGACTACATCCCGGACACGGCACCGCCGACCCCGTGCGGCATCATCGGAAACGTCTCCGTCAGATGGGACGACTCAATGCAACGCGGACTCGACGCCTACGACTTCGAGGTCTACGTCGTCGTTTCACGCATGTCGGAACGCTCAGGGCAAGACGAACTCGACGCCCTTCTCGCCGGCACCGGAGCCGGCTCCGTAAAGACCGCTCTCGAAGCTGGCTCACCGACACGCTCGCTGAATGGTGCGGTCTCTACGGTAAGAGTCACGAACGCGACCCCGATCTCTATTACGATGGGTGGCGTAGAGTTTTTCGCTTACCGATACGAGGTTGAAGCCTATGGGTAGTTACAAAGTCGCATCGGATCTAGTGGCCGGCAAGAAGCCCGGCGACACGATCACCGATCAAGAACTCGAAGGGTGCAACATTGAAGCACTCGTCGAGGCCGGCCACCTCGTCGGCGAAACCAAATCCAACAAGGCCGAAAAGGAGTAACCCGTGGCCGTATTCGTACTTACAGATGCTTCGGTCACCGTTAACTCGGTCGACCTCAGCGCCTACGTCACCTCGATCACCCTGAACTACGAGAAGGATTCTGTCGAAGTAACCGCGATGGGC